AACAAATGCTGGTATAGATGCAACTAGACAAACTCAATACTTGTCTTGGCAACAGCAAATGGAAATGATCTATAAGGATCAAAAGAATGGTACTACAACATTTAAAGATCATTGCGATAAAGTACGATCAGATAATCCTAAAAGCTAATGACTAGGAAGAAATCTACAACTTTACTTGCTCAACAAAGTGTAGGCATAAGATTATCTTCACATGAAAAAATCTGCGCAGAGCGCATGAACAATCTAATCACATCAATACAAAGATTAGAAAAAAAAGTAGATACACTTTCCGATAGTGTTTCAAAAGGTAAAGGCATTGTAGCAGTTCTAGTATTTCTAGGATCTATAGCTGCAGCCGCAATAGGATTTTTTAATTATAAGTGAAATTTTACAACAAAGGTATTGCTGCTCATTTAGAGGCAATACTGAAACTGTTGGACGATGACCATTTAGTTTTCGAAAACTTACAAGGTCAAGGACCAATAGATATTATTACTGTCAATAAAGAAACTGGCGAAGTTACCTTTTATGATGCGAAATCCGATAGGACAAGCAGACACAAAAAAAGACCACAATCAGAAATACAAAAAAAATTAGGAGTTAAAAATTTATATGTCAACTTACATAAGAGAACATGCAGATTGGAAGGAAAAGTGGATAAACTTTAATCCATCTGAATTTGAATGCAGCTGTTGCCAACTATTAGATATTAGTTCAGATCTTGTAGATCTACTTCAAGAAGCTCGTAATATATTAGGACCATTACAAATAACCTCTGCTTATCGTTGTCCAACTCACAATGCAGCGGTATCGTCAACTGGCGAACATGGACCTCACACAACTGGAAAAGCTGTTGACCTTCATGTATCAAACTCTCAACACCGTAAAACATTAATAGATTATTTTACTAACAAAGTATCTGGTCTTGGTATTGCTAAGACTTTTATTCATATTGATATTATTTCATCTGACGAACTAAGTCATCGACCTAACTGCTGGTTATACTAATGCTGTTTAATTTACTTGGAAAAACATTAATTGAAAATTCTATCGGTGCATTAAAGCATCATATTAAAAAGAAAGAAGTTGCAAGAAATGCAGAAATTGAGTGTCAAAAAGAAATTCAAATTGAAAAAATCAAACAATCTGGCGGAAGTTTTAAAGATGAAATAATTTTAGTTTGGTTTTTAATTATACTATCTCTTCCTCTAATTGGCGAAACAGAAAGATTTATGAACTGGGCTAAAGTTCTCTCAGCTATGCCTAGTGAAATATTTTATATTTTTGGAGCCATCGTAGCAGCATCATTTGGCATAAAAGTTTCAAATATATTTAAGAAGTAATGGCTCGTAAGTTTAAGGATTTTATCGTTAGAGATAAGCCTAGAAAAAGAGGACCAGGACAACATAAGAAATCAAAATCTAAATCAGAAAAACTACAGCAAAAAAATACTAGATATAAAGGTGGTGGCAAGTGAGAAGGCTGCTTAAAATTATAGTTAGAATTAGAATGAAGTATGCAGATCTTAGAGGCCATCATGGTAAACGATGGAACTATGAGCCATCGAAACATTATTTCAGAGGAAAGAATAGATGAATGTTACAGACATATTAAAAAAAAATTTTGTTATGATACCAGTAGTTGTTTCTATTATAGTTGGAACATTTACTGGCGTTAGATACATAGTAAATTTAACAGAAACTATTAATAAAAATAAAGCAGAAATTACCACAATAAACGATACTCATCTTTTTAATTTTAAAACTTACATAGCTAGACTACAAGAAAATCAAAATCATTTACTATTAAATATAGAAACAAATAAAGGTAATACCATTGTTGCTAATGACAAGATGGATAGGCTTGAAGAAAAAATTAAGCAATTAGAAATAGATTTTAAAAATTTATTAATAAAAAGAAGTGAGTAATATAAAATATTTAATTATATTTATTTTAATAACAAGTTGTTTAAAAAGTGAACATAATTTTATAACTGCTCCTCCTGGTTTAACTTCTGTAATATATGAACAATTAATAAAAATAGAAAATGAACAGAAAAACTAATACTGCTTTTATTGCTTTACTTGGAACTATACTTCTTGGCTTATCAACTTGGGTTTTAATTTCCATAATAGAAATTGGAATAACTCAAAGCATGATCTTAAATGAATTACAAAATATTGATAAACAATTTGGTAGAGTTTACAATTTCATCGACAGTATAAGACAATAAAAATCAAACACATCTTCAATGCGAAAAAGAAAACCTAAAGTGGTTACAGAATTTAAGTGTGATCAATGCGGAGATACAACTCCTAACTTTATATCAACAGCTGACTATAAACATTATTGTCTTGAACATAAAATCGGACAAGAGCCTACTAAAGATTGCTTAGGCGATTACATCCAATCCAAAAAAGATTCTAAAATCTAGCTTTTTTCACTATTTACCTATCCTATACTTTTTGATATTAATTAGTTGCTAATGATAGTTGAAATTATAAGTAACTGTGTTAAGAAATCTTTAGGTTTTTTGGTTGCACCAATTCAGCACCAATCACTTAATGCGCTCTTAGCTCAGCTGGATAGAGCATCGGTTTTCTAATCAATCTTTATAATCTTATATCTTCAACCGTTGTTAGTTTTATTAACTTAACTAACGAAAGGTTACTATCTTGGATAGAAACAATCAGTATAGGAAAATCACAACATTTGAGGTTATGAATTTTGGTGTTAGCACCAATTCAGCACCATATCATATTGTGGTTGAAACTATTTTCCTAAATCTTTTGCGTATCTATCTGGGTTCGGTATTAAATCTATATGAAACAAGAAGATCTAAGAGTAGTTCCTAAATATAAAGGCTACGTTGTTTTAAGATACACTAAAGATAATGAAGGTAAGATCCATAGACATACATTAGTTATGCCTGATGGTACTAAGAAGTGGTCCAATAAGTCTGCTGCATTAAAAGCTAAAGATGAATTGATTGCTTTGATAGCAAAGAAAAAAGTAATCGTTGCTGATAGACATAAGTTTAAAGTTGAATATGAAAAGTATGCTTTAAATAAATTAGCAGCAGCTGAAGATCCTACAATCAGGTTAAGTTTAGCAAGTGTTAAAGGTTATGAAACATTTAACCGAAAGTACATAGCTCCATGCTTTCCAGATGTATATATTGATGAAGTTTCTGGACCAATATTAAGAGACTTTGTTAAGTGTATTATTGCCAAACAAGGTGCAACATGGAAGGTAGCATCAAGAGTTGTTTCGTTTATTAAAACATTTCTTCGTCATGTAGATGGAGAAGATATAGATATAAACTCATCTGTTTTTAATTGGAAGATGGCAAATCAATATGACATCCAGCCAGAGGATGATAACTTATACTATCCAAAAGAAACTACACCAATACAACCTGACGAAGCTAAAAGGTTAATCAATAATTTATATGAAAATAGAAATAATGATTTTTATTGTTATTATAAATTCATATCTATTATTACTTTTATCTTTACTGGTTTACGGTTTTCAGAACTTAAAGGTGTATTAAAAAAACATATAGATTTAGTTGGTCAAACTATTTTTATTGATGGCGTTTTTGATCATGCTGAAAACAGACGTAAGAATAAAACTAAAAGAAGAGCAAGTAAAAGACATATAGATATTCAAGATGATTATCTTCCACATTTAACAGAGTGGTTAGAAAAAACTAAAAGTCTTGATAATGATTACTTGTTTCCATCATTAAGAACTAAAGGACCAATATCAGCTCATAAGTTTAGAACTATGGTTTATATGGCTTATGAAGAAAATGGGTTAGCGGTTCTTAAATGGAATATAAAAGATCATAATAATATAAATGGTATTAGAAATCCTGGTAATAGAGGTATTACTAAATCATTTAAAGTTATTAGTTCTCCTTTTAAAGACTGTCCAACAAAAACCTTTAGACATGCTTTAGCAACTCATTTAGTTAATGCTGTTCAATCCGATCCGAACATAGATCAAAACTATGTAATGAATGCTATCGGACATGGCCAATATAAAACTACTACTGATATTTACGGTAGTCATAACATGAGAGTTTCTTCTGAGCAAAGAGCCAAGAGAAGAGCATCAGTTAAAAAGGCTATGAACTTGGAGGTGTTAAATGAAAAATAAACATTGGAACACACTTCAATACATTAAAAATAAACTTGGTAAAACATATAGCTATAAAACTACGTTTGCAGATATGGAAAAGGATAAAAAAATAAAAATTATTTCTTTACCAAAATCTAATGTTGTTGTTTTTCCTAAAAAATACGTTTCTTAACTAGGTATCAAAGGTCGTGGAGGCTGCTTAATTGCAGTCTCTGTGGCTCCTAGAGCCTCTATTTTCCTCTAACTAGGCTTAAATTACTATTCTCTTCAACTAATCTTTTATTCTCGTCTTTAAAGAATTTATTTTCTTTTTCTAATTTTGTAATGTGAACTCTCAGATCTCCATTATTTTTAAGATGATGTGTTTCTAAAGTTTGTATTCTTTTTATTTTAGATACAGCTTCTTTTAATTTTTGTTTTAATAAAGTATTTTGATTTTTAAGATACTCAATCTTTTCTGCATCTTTAAACATGCTTTCATTTGTCATTCGTCAAACTCCTCTTGTAATTGTTCTTGTGTACTTGGTGTTAGTTTAGTTATTTCGTTTGCTTTCGTTGTGGATATAATCTCAACATGAGTATCTCTTAGCTCTTCCTTACAAGCATCTTTAGCTTCATTTAACTTTTCCATTAAAGCTGGAAAATTACTTTCATAAACTCCGTATATAAAAAGATCATTAATAGCTGCTGTTACTCTGGCCAGACCTTTATGTCTTTTCTCTAGCCTTAATAGCTTTTGATCATTATTCATTTTTTAAAACCTCCTTTAGTTTGTATTTAACATTTTCTATTTTAAGATCAGATATTTCAGCGTCTTGCGTTGTGGGTTCTTTACCTTCAATAGCTTTATTTTCGTCTGGATATTCTTCCTTAATTATAAAGTCTGCTTGACCAGTAGTTGTTTTAATTATTTTGCTCATTTACTTTATTTCCATCATCTATTGTTTTTTTAACAATCGGTTTTTGATCTGTTAGAATAATCCTTGAAATATTTATGGCGCCAGTTTGTATGTCTGCTATTTTTACTAGGACCATATACTTACAAGCAGCATCATCCATTGTTTGCTCTTGTATTTCTATTTCGCAAACATCAGCTTTTATTATGCTCATTGGTATATAATTTTATATCTTCGTTGATATAAGCATCTGTTATATGCTCTTCTTTAAAACCTTCATATTTAGCAATCATCATTGGATCAACCAGGACATCCATTGATACGTTAAATTTATTTGCAATTAGCTTTAATTTAATTGCGCTGCATCCGTTGGCTCCTTTTTCATATTTTTGAATCTGTTGGAAGCTTGTTCCGATTGTTGCTGCTACTTTTGATTGGTTTAAGTTTTTTCTTTTTCGTAAGAATTTGATATTTCTTCCGACTGTTGCGTTAAAGGCAAGTTCTTCAACGGTTCTATGTCTGTTTGGCATAATATTTCCTCTATGGTTAAGTTAAAATAATCCTCTGTTTGCTTTTTCCATCCAGTCATATTTTGAACTGTTGTTCGATCTGCTGTCTCAAAGAAAGCAAGAGGTGGCATTTGTCTAAAAACATTATCAACTCCGATAAAGAAAGCTGGTAAGTTATGTTCAAATTTTAAGTACCAATTAGTTTGGTTAATTCTATGGACTGGCATATCTGAGCTGAAAGCTTGATAACCAACATAAGTTTGAAAGTTAAGATCTCCGTTTTTTCTAGTCATTTTGTTTCTCCAATGGATCGTATTGAACTTTTAATTTGCAAATAAACTCTGCTAATTTTGAATTTAATCTTGCTGCAACTATTGGAACGAAATTCATAACCTCGCCAAACATGGCAACTATTTCTAAATCTCTTTCAGTAGGATTGTAAGTATCCCAGTCATCTTGATTGAGTCTCCAATTTAAAAATATTTCTACTGCTTGTTTTTCTCTTTCCATTTCTAAAGCTAATTTTGCAGTATTAGACATTTGATTAGCTGGAGTATTAGGAAATTTAATTACTGTCATCTTCATCCTTTGGATAATTAATTCTATGTTCTTGACGTAAACCGTCATGCATTCTGACATTAGCATCAATAGGTTCTTGATCTTTTTTCTGCATTAACTCCGCTTGATGTAAATAGTTTGCTGCATCATCGTAAGTATCTTGTTTAAAACTTTGATTGGTCCTAATAAGTTTTGAGGCAACAAACATATTAGCAACCATATGACCTGGAATATCTGTTTCTAATCCAAGTAGAGCGGACCATGCTTTGCCTATATAATTCATATTGGCATCGAATGATCCATACTCTAATTCTTTTTCTTGACGGATTTGTTTAAGCTTTTCGTTTTGCATTTTTATCTTTGTTAAAATCTACAAAAGCCTGATCAATAAAAAATGAAGCTGTCTTTGCCATACTTTGTGGCATTTCAAATTTCTTATCAGACATTTCTCTAAGCTTTTTGTAAGTTTCCATATTTAGAGCTATGCTTTTAAATTTATCCGTATCCATTGCTTAACTCTCCAAACTTGCTGGATCAAAAGCAGTACCAGCATTATTTTCTTCAAGTGGTTCTACTCGGTGCATCCAATAATAAGGAGCGCCTTTAGGTAGTTTGCCAGTTCCAGAGGCCTCAGCCTTGTAACCACCAATTCTAAACTTTTGACCATCAGGCAAAGTTATCGTTCCTTTAAGATCATAGCTTTTAGGATTTTCTTTATTCTCATTTGGAAATACTACTCCAAGTGATTTACGTTCTTTTTGATCTTCAGCCATTTTTTATTATTCCATTAGTTTCAAGTTGAGTTTTAATCTTGTTAAAATCTAATAAGAATTTTGAGTAATACTTTGGACTTAAATCTTTTAAGTCTTGCATTACGTTTTTATTAGTAGTTATCCAAGAGTTGTAAGAGCCGATGTGGGAAACTTTACCAAGATCGACTAAAGCTGATGTGAGTTTTTTCTCACTTTCAACAATTTTGTTTTGAACATTTATTGCCTGATCAACTTCTTCAGCTGATGCAATATTGTCATTAGTAATAGCTAGAAAAGCGCAACATCTTCCTACCGCAGAGCTTTCGCAGTTCTCTAATGCTGATGTATTATTTATTCTTGATGCAGCTCTAAATTCTTCTGCTAATCCTGATGATACATGAACACCGTCTATATAAGCATCTGCTTGAACAATAACTCTTTTGTCATCATGATGTATTAGTGTGGTTTTTATATCAAGATCCTTACCTAAATTTCTTCTAAGTATTGCTACTCTTGGTGCAACGGTTGCGTAGTCTTTGCCATGAATAGGTATTGTGGTGCTTTTAATATTTTTTTTAAAATCATTAATAGCTTTTATTAGTTTGTCGTCTGTCATATTGAACTCCATATTTTTTTAGCTTTGTTTAAATATTCATGTCCGATGTTCCAGTAAAAGCTTTCAAAGTCTGGATCTACATCTTTAACAATTTCTTTTAAGATCATTTCTGGTTCTTCAAGATCTATATGTCTTGCAAGTAATCTTTCAATTCGCATACAATCCTTAACCAACATTTCGTAATAGTTATGTAAATTTTTAGGTTCAAGATCTGCGCAATTTTCTTTTGTAAAAACCATAAAATCATCTGCAGTTACATAAACTAATTTTGGATTGCATGGTTTCTTGACCTCAGCATAAAAACCTAATTGTTTTAAATGGTTCTTACTTGGAGAAGATGGCAGCCGAGCCAGAGAGAAACTACGGCTACCGTCTTTTTTAATCTTACCTGGCGTTTGCCAAGTAGTTTTCAATTCAAGGACCGAAAGGAACAGAGCATCGTTACCATGAATAGGCGATGGTGCATCAGAAGATTGCTCGACTGATTTAAAATCCTTGAAATGAAGATCGGTTCTTCCAACAATCGGAAGTGAAAGTCTTTCGTCAACAAGATTAATACTATCTTCTGCAACTACATTAGTTGCCAAGTTAGCACCAAGTTGATTAAAAACTTTAAAAGCTTGTTGTATTGTTTGTGGTATTGTTTCTAAATATTTTTCTTTTTTATCTTGGTCTTTAGGATTGACTGGAACATAAGTTGAAAACTTTTCCATTGCTTTTGCAATAGCTTCTTGTTGTGTTAATTTTTTATGTTTGTGAGGTGCTAATTTATTTTGATTAGGATTAAATGACCAAATGGTATCTGCATAATGCCAAGCAACAGCGTCTCCAACTGCAACACCAGCAGCCATGTTAGCGTTACCATCAAATAAACGTCTTTCTTTTTGCGTACAAAACAATCTTGAAAAAACATAAAAGCCTAAAGGTAGTTGAGCTGCTGATGGCGAGTGATGATTAATTTTTAAAAGCTCATTTAGTTTTTGAAAACCGTCTAGCTTTAATTCTTGTAACGGATCTGTAATTTTATTTTTTAATATCATGGAATGATTGATATTCCGATGTATTAATATTTGATATGTGAGGTTCTCTTGCTTGTAGGTGTTTTGCTAATTTGTATGACTTTTGTTTGTTCTTTTAGTTTCTTTAGTTTCGCTAGTTTCACTTGCTTGGAACATTGAATTATTTATCCAAACAATGACCGATTTTCTTTGATACATAATGATTAAACCGTCTTGTAAATACATTGGACCTCTAAGTCTACCTTCGTCTCTACTGCATTCTCTTAAATATTTTAATTTATCTTTGTCTACACCAAATTCTTTTTGTACTTCTACTGGAGTTAAAAACTTTTTTAGTTGTCCTGGCGTGTAATCTTTTATCTCAAGCAAGTTTCTTATCCTTTGTCATTGGTATTATTTCTGCTGTAATATTTTCTGGTTTAAAAGATTTAATAATTGAAACCGTCTCTGGCCTAACATCATCTTTAATTATTTTATTATCAGCTGTTGGATCTATATTTAAAATACGTTTTTTAGTTCCATATATTTGATAAATACCTAAATAGTATCTGTACTCATCTAATAAAAAATCATTCTCTTGTGGACCAGCTAATATTCTTTCTCTAACATAACAAAATTTATTATGAGCATGAGTGTCAATAACATTTTTATGATCGTAGTAAGCAATCCAATTATTAAAAGGAGAAGTTTCTGGTCCAACAACTTTAATAGCTTTTAAATCTTCAGAATATAATTCTCTTGGTGCTTCATGTGTTTCAAAATAATCTGGAATAAATACTTTACCATTAATTAAATTTACATTTGACCAACAAGTCATTTGTGGAGCATCAAACATTAATAATGCTGGATCTATATTTAATTTTTCAGCATACTCAATCGCTTTCTTTTTTGTAAGTTCAAGATCGCCTTTTAATATTTTATATAAAGTTGATATTCCTTTTTCTGTTGCAATATCTTTGACGTTTAAATCTTTTGTTAAAAATAAATCATTTAAAATATAAGCAGTATCATTTTTTATTTTGTTAGCTGCTTTCCATTGTTTATTTAATTCGTTACGCTCTGAGTGTTTTAAATATCTTGATGCTTCTTTATAAACTCTACTATCAACACCGTTAATTATTTTTTTACCAATATTTTCATATTCTATTTTAACATAAGCTTCTGGAATTATATTTTTTTTAGTTGGTGCTTTTCTTGTAACAATAAAATTTTTTTTAACGGTATCTAAATCAGCATTATAATAATCTTCAAAATTTTGGAATGAATTAATACCAACATGTTTTAATTTGAAAAATACTGAAGCTTGTTTTTTCATTTTAAATTAAACCTTTTAATATTTTTTATTAATCTTTGCATTCTGCTAATATTGTATAGGCTCCATGATATTATTAATTTTTCTGAAGGTCTTATGTTTTTTATTCTAGTGTCTGTAGTTGCATCTATTGGATCTGCATAAATAAAACGACCAGACTTAATGCATTCTCTTATAATTTTATCAAATTTTCTTTTGCTAATTCCAAGCCATCTAACCTCTCTTGCTTTATAAAATGGATCTCCTTTGGCACTAAAATACATGACTAAATTTAAAATGTTCCATTTTGTATTATCTTTTGCAAAATATTTTAAATATTTATCTGTGTAAGAATTTTTTAAATTTATTATTTGATCTCTTGCAAAACAACTTATAAGTTTTCGACCAATATCTTGATTTATTTCTACGTTAATATCTTTCCATTTTTCTTGTGTGGCGTTGATTAAACGATTTGCTCTTTCTTTTTGATTTATTTTCATTTGAAATCTTCTTTCTGAAATATAAATAAAAAAAATTTTGTAATTATATAACCGTAAACATTGCGTATACTTTTGTTTATATATCTATCCAATAACATAGGACTTATTTATACATTAATATAATTAATACAAGATAAATTCTCTGATATGAGAAAATAATATTTGACAATCTATCCTGGTCAATTAATGGCTTAAAACATGGTAAAACAAGTCTATTTCAAAGGCGTTAAATTTAGTGGTTACTCAAATTGGCATAGACAACAGCATAATTCACTACATTTTTCAGATATTGATCAAGTTTCTGCGTGTAATGCTTGTTTAACACCTCTTTTTCTAGTTGAGACTGTATTTAATAATAGTCAAGGATGGAATAAACCACATAAAGTTACTAAAAAACTAGCAGAAATGGCTGGTATTCCAGCATTTATTCTTTGGTATAAATTAGTTGGCGATATGATGATTAACTTTCATGTTAAAAAAATAGCGCCAAATTATCCTGGTGGTTACAACTCCGAGCCAGAATTATTAGATCCTGATCAATGGTTACAGTATTTAGAATTTAAACAAGTAGAGCATTTTCCACATTGCACAAACAAAGAATTATTTATTAAAAAATTAAAAGAAGATCCAAGAGCAAGTAGGAGGAAAGCTTATGCGTCAATTCTATATTAGTGATCCAGCTATATTTGATCTGGAAATGTCTGCGTTTGATTTTAAATTATATTCTTATCTTTGTAAAAACTATGATCTAAAAAGATTAACACCGTTTGTTAGAATGGTTGACTGCGCTGATCACTTTGTAGTTCCGATGCCAAAGATTAAGGAGGCGCTCCAAAGATTATCAATGATGAATATTGATTACAAACCGTTGATTACACATAAAAACTTCACATACTTTGATATGCCAAGATACAAGCATTTCTTACAAAATATTAAATTTAAAAAAGATTTCTCAAACAAAGGTTTTAGCAAAGTTAAGCAAAACATTTATACTTATCAAAACGGACAGTATGACAGCTGAACTACAGCTTAAAAGCTCCGTATATGCTCTTAGCAACGTCATAAATTTAATTGATGAGGCAGCAAGGACTGAGAGGTTCTTGAGTGGTCCTAAGCCTCCTAGAGCTGCTAGTATGTATAATTTGTTAGAGACAACCTATATGCAAGGAGACTGGGCTTACTATGAAAAGAAATTACTAAAGCTTAGAGCAACACCGAGACAGATTACCAGGTGGGAGTTTGCGATAGATTGTTTAACTGCTATTGAAAATGACATATCTGAAGATCCTATATTGGATCGCCAAATAATCTGGATGAAAGCACAAAGATATAAATGGACTGAACTTGGTAGACATTTTGGATTTACAAGACATCAAGTTAAAAATAGATATGTGAAAGTCCTAAGTAGGTTGTGTGATAAAATAAAAAATAATAATAAAAAGTATTGCAAACTTAACACAATATTGTACTTAATTAGTTAATCTCCAAATTTTTTTATACAAATTAAAAACATAGTAAAGAAAGTTATTATCCTAGTATTGCATATCTATCTTTGCTTTGTATAATAATAACTACGTAGCTAGTAAAACCGTTCTGATACGGATTTAAGATTTAGAAAATAATTATTTATATATTCCAAAACCGATTATGGCAGCGAGACATAAATATAGATTGCAATGTCAAACTATAAATAAACAAAACAAACTACCTTGCAAAGCTTCTGGTATTAGAATGAATAATGGAAACATAAGATGCCGAATACATGGAGGCTGGTCTAATGGCCAGACTACATTAGAAGGCAAGATTAAAGCTTATAAGAATTTACCACAATTTAAAAAACTAAATGACGAAGAAATTAGAGCTTACATCACAAGTAAGCGATGACATAGAGCGAATGTTAATGAATGGAACTCCATTAACTTCTATTTGCCAAACCAAAGGATCTCCAAGCTTATCTAAAGTTTATGACTGGATTAGAAGTGATAAGGAGTTTGCTGCGAAGATACTCCAGGCTAGACGTGTAGCAGCTCAAACGTATCTTGATAAGATGATTGAGGAATTAGAGACAGCATCCAATAAGGATGTTGGCTTACTGCGTGAGAAACTCCATCATTATAGGTGGATGGCATCTAAGCTGATTGGTATCTACGGAGACAAGCAACAAGTTGAAGTGGACCAGAAGGTTGAGATAACTTGGAACGTTGCAGATGATAGAACTTACGAGAACGAGATTAAGAATGTTACTGAGGATGAGTAGGATGTGGGTAGCTAGTAGGCAGCAAACAAAGTTTCGCACACATCATGAGGTTCGAAATAGTAAACAGCACTAGGCCTAGCACTAGAATTTAATTAAGCATTTGTTTCTGTGGATAGAGTAAAGGAATTAATATCTTTACGTTTAGTTTTCCAGGAAGTTTTCTACGTTTTTTCTAGAGAGCCATATGCCAAAAGTTGAGCGCCAGGTCTATTACATAAATTACCGATAATTAAAACAAACAGACATGAACAAGCTTAAACTATTAGATCTATTCTCAGGAATAGGAGGCTTCTCTTACGGACTAGAACAGACACAAGGTTTTGAAACCATTGCCTTCTGTGAGAAGGATGCCTTCTGTCAAAAAGTATTACAGAAGCATTGGAACAATATTAAAATTTATGACGACATCAGACACATCAAAGGATCTGAAATTAAAGCAGACATCGTTACTGGAGGATTTCCATGTCAACCGTTCTCCGTTGCTGGAAAGCAGCGAGGAACAGATGATGACCGTTACCTCTGGGATGAAACTATTAGAGTTGTTGCCGAAACAAAACCAAGATGGTTTATTGGCGAAAATGTTGACGGTCTTGTTAATATCTCCGAAGGTAAGGTCTTGCAACAAATTCAAAAAGATTTGGAAGCCGAGAGTTTCCAAGTCCAATGTCTTGTTATTCCAGCTTCAGGCATCGGTGCGTGGCATCAAAGAAAAAGAGTTTGGATTATTGGCTACTCCGAACACAATGGATCATCTTCCGCCAAGATCGAAGGAAGGAACTCTGAAACTTCAGAATGGTCATCGCAAAGGCAGAACGAAGCCAAGCAATTTGAGAGAACAAGTAGATCCACAAACAATGGCTCTTTATCCAACTCCAACGGCATCAAACTCGATGGATGTAGTGATGCCTCCAGAATTAGTGAAACAGAACAGTCGAGGCTGGTCAGTAACAAGAAAAGGAACTGGAACGAAGTTCGGAGCAAAGCTGAACGATGTAGTGAACAAACTACATGGTGGCAAACTCAATCCAAACTTTGTGGAGTTCCTAATGGCATATCCTCAGAATTGGACAAAGATAGAGCCAACAGAATTAAAAGTCTCGGAAACTCAATAGTTCCAGAGATTGTAAAAGAATTAGGTTTAGCAATTTTAGCAGCAGAAAATGAATAAATTTATTAAAGACAAATATAAGAATGTGACCGCCATCAGTTTTAAGGCATACGACAATGATTTGATTATTAATTTCTCAGGCTTTGAAGCGGAAGAAGATCTCTACGAGTTCTGTGAG